TTATGTTATCTCTTCGCTTTCATACTCCACGTCCGAAACCTTAACCTCAAGCTCTAAGCCCGTCGTATAACCGTTACCGTTGAGGCTATGAACCACCCGGCTGATTATCCACGCCTGCTCGTCTATAACGCGCTTAAAGCCTTTCACCGCCACCGGCGTTTCAGGAAATAAATCAGCCCTGCCAATAGCCAGCGAGATTGAAAACTCCGCGACGCCGCGCTGCAGCTTGTCCCACTTTGCCTGAGCGGCGCGCATGGCCTGCGCCTTTGTCGCGTAGATGGTTGTCAGCTCCAGCACGTTGTCAGACTCACCGGCCATATACTCACCCTCGCGGGCTTCCTGCTCTTTTTTGGCTTTTGCCTTTGCCGTGGTTTTGGTCGCTTTCGGATGCTGCAGCGCGCGCAGGTGCTGTACCTTTGGCTTTCGCCTGAGCTTCACCTTTTGCTTTTGCGGCTTCGGGTCTTTGGTGTGCAGCCATTTCGCCGTAACGCCGGTGTACGCCTCGCGATCAGCAATAGCGAACTGATGCCGGTCGCCGTCGCCGCGCTCGACGGTCATTTGCGGGATGAGCTTGCCGCTGGCCGTCATCGCGCCACCGGCTTTGAGAAATAATAATTTCCCGGCTTTTACTGCGACAGACGCACCGTTACGTTCCGCCAGCCTGGACAAAAACGCGACGTCGGATTCCTGCGACTGGTCGATGTGCGGCACTGCGATCGCTTTCAGCGTATCGGCCACGCTGGCCGTCAGCTTGTTACGCTGCGCGATGGTCTCAACAATCACTCCGAGCTTGGTATCATGCCATGACTGCTCACGGCGTGAGTTCAGCGTCCCGCGAAAATCGGCACTGCGCCCCCTGATGGTCAGCGTATCAGGTGCGCCCCGGTGCTCGATTTCATCGACCGTGAAACTCCCTTTGTTCAGCAAGGCCGAGCCCTGCCAGCCCAGCCACAGCGTCAGCTTTGCCCCGCGTGGCGGCAGCTCGACCAGTCCGTCGGTATCATCGAGCTCGATATCGAGCTGGTCAGCCTCGAATCCGCGATTGTCCGTCATGGTCAGCCCGATAAGCCGGTCGCTGAAATTTTGGGTGATATCGTCGCCATCGAGCGTGAGCATAAACGCCGGGGCAACCCGTTCCCCGGCCTGTACGTTAATCCCGCTAATCATCCAGCCAGCCCTCCGATCCAGTTACCGGCAGATGACACCAGATTGTCGGCCTGCGTTTTCAGGTCGCCGTATATGGTCGCGAGCGAGTCATCGACCCGTTTTAGCGAGAGGCTAAACTCAATTTTTCTGGCCGCGCCGTCGCTGAATAATTCGCTGTCCGTGCGGGTCACTTTGTCGATGACATACATGCCGTGGATCATGCCCGTTCCGTCAATCAGCGGCCATGCCCTGCCCTCGTCGGCCATCAGTTCGACAGCCATCAGCGACAGGCGGCCGCCGGTGATTTCGGGATAAAGCACGCCTGAGAGCGTGCGCGTGGTTTCCCCTTCGCCGAGAAACTGATAGGCAGGAGGTTTGCCGATGCGGTCATTTGACGCCCAGCGGTAATCCTTTGAGTACTGCATCGACTGATAAGGCAGCGTGCGGCGCTCAAACACAAATAAACCCAGTACCATTAACATGCTTTAGCCCTCATCCGTCATGGCGCATACTTGAGCGCTGGCGCGCCCGCTCTTCGCGGTCAATTCTGTCGACGGCGTCGCGCAGCTGACGGTCAAGGTCAGTACCCGCTCCGGTGTTACCTGACAGATTGATATTATATTCCCGCTTGCTCTGGTCGATGTAAGACCGGCCTGCAGGAGCCGTCACCGGCTGATAAGCCTGATAGCCGCCATAAGCCGCCGTTGCCGGGATATACCCGCCATTTGGGGTCTTATCCGTTTTCGCGGCGTTCTGGTCGAGGTCGCTCGATTCCTTTTTGATAACCCCAAGCTTTTCCAGCAGCCAGTCAACCTTTCCGCCGAGGAAATTGAAGAGTTTGACGGGGGCCATCAGCGCATTAGCAAGGTCCCGACCAAACTCCACGCCAACATTTTTGCAGCGGTCGAGCGATTCCTGCGTCGCCTTTACCGGCGCAATCAGATTTGTAAACCATTGCCAGATATCTCGCAGCTTGCCCGTCACGGCGTCAAATACCGGTATAAGTGGCGAGAACATTTCACTTAACGGCGCGATGACGGCTTTTAGTCCCTCCCCGACACCCGAGAAAAATGCACCCAGCGGCTCCCAGTATTTACGGATGAGCAGCGCACCCGCAACTATAGCCGCGACCACGGCCACCACAGGCAGACTGATTGCCCCCAGCGCTGCGACAATAGCACTCCCCGAAGTGGTGAAAACCACACTCAGCAGAACGGCAGCGGCGATAATGCCATTAATCCCGGCAATAACCGGCCACGCAATCAGGCCAATCCCGCCGAGCACGCCAACCAGCGCCACCGCACCGGCGGTAACAGTGAAAAGGGTTTTGGTCAGTTCGGGATTTGCTTTCGCCCAGGCAGCGACCTTGCCGAGCATATCGGTCGCGGAAACCGTCAGGCGTCGCAGCGCAGAGTCTTCTTTCTCGAATACCTCGATCTGCAGGTCTTCCCACGCCGACTGGAGGTTTTTTAAATCCCCGTCGAGGTTGTCGGTCTGGATTTTTGCAATCCGTTCCGTGGTTCCCTTCGAATCCCCGATTTGCTGGCGCTTGCTGGCAAGTGAGCCATCACCGGCAGCGGCGACCAGTTTTATCGCCCCCTTCATCGCCTCCTCACCAAAGATGACTTTCAGGTACTCGCCCTGCTCCGCCGTCCCGAGTTTGTTTTTCGCAAAGGACTTGTGAATATCCTTGAGGATTTTCTCGACCGGCAGCATGTTCCCTTTGCCATCGCGGGTCTTCACGCCTAATTCAGCAATCGCATCGACGGCTTTACCCATCGGTGCCTGCAGGCGGTTGAAAATGGCACTTGCCCCGGTCCCGGCCATCGAGCCTTTAATCCCGTTATCAGCCAGAATGCCGAGCATGGCGGTCGTGTCTTCAATACTTGCGCCTGCGGCCTCCGCAATTGGCGCGACGTACTTCATCGCCTCCCCCAGCTCGACCAGACCGGTATTCGATGACGTAAAGCCTTTGGTCATCACATCCGCGACGCGCTCAATCTCAGTAGTCGAAAGGTTAAACGCCGATTGCATGTTGGTAATGATGTCGGCCGCTTCGGCAATATCGACATCAGCCGCAAGGCTCAGGTTGACGGTCGAACCGGTCGCCGCCAGCACGTCGTCAGCTTTATAGCCTGAGCGTGCGAGCGTGGTCTGCGTGCGCGCCACGTCACCCGGCGAAAAGGCCGTGGTCGCACCGATGTCACGCGCCTGTTTGCGAATGGCATCGAGTTTGTCGTCGCTTTTATCAAGCCCGAGGATCGCCTGCGTGCCTGACATCTGCTTATCAAATCCGACACCCGGCGCGATAAAGCGTGACGCCCCGTAAAGCCCGGCAGTCGCCACACCCACGCCGACCATCCCGGCATTGCGCGCCCCGGCGGCGAGCTGTTGCCCGGACTCATAGCGTTTTTTTACCGCGCTCAGTCTGGCCTGTTGCTGACTGACCCGCGCCAGCGCGTCACGCTGACGGTTAAGCTGTGCGGTTGTCTCGCTGATACTGCCTTTCAGACGGCGCTCATCGGCTGACAGTGTGCGGGTGTTTATCCCCGCCTGCGCGAGCTCGGTACGCTGGCGCTGCACGGACTGGCGCAGGCCGTTGTATTTGAGCTGCAGGTCTCCTGCGGATTTCTTCGCCGCCTCCAGCGCGCGCGCCTGTGCCAGTGTCGGGGTCTGCGTATATTTAAACTGGACGGCGAGTGCTGCCGCCTCCTGCTTAGCCTTTTGCAGTGACTGCCCGGTGACGGCGAGCTGTGCGCTGGCTTTCCTGAATCCGTCTATGCGGGACGCCTGCGCATCGAGCTCGCGCAAGGATTTCTGTGAAGTGCGGATGTCGCCAGACAGGGATTTACTGGCGGCCTGGATAGCCTTAAGCGGTCGGCTTGCCCGGTCGACCGCGTTCAGCAGCACCTCAAGTCTGACGTTATTGCTCATGATGGTTTCCGCTACGTTGCAGCGCCTTCTCGCGCCATGTCAGGAGCCCGGTCAGGCTCAGGGAATACAGCTCTGATGGCGGCCAGTGGAATATCACTGCGATATCCGCCATCAGGTCGTCGACCGACAGGTTTTCAGGGAAGGTTAACGATCCGAAGCCGGTGACAAAAAACCGACCACCTTACCGGCGAGCAAAATCAGGTCTGACGCATCAAGGCGAATGATTTCGTGCTCGGTCAGTGAGGGATAAGTCATGCGCGGCAGTACCTTAATCAGCGCATCGACGTCAGAGTTAGCCAGCGAGGCCAGCGACACGCCGCGCAGGGTTCCCGCGTTCGGCTTAGTTAACGTCACCTGCCCGATTTTCTGCTCGCCACGCATCAGCGGGGTATCAAAAACCACCACGTTCGGGTTTACGTTTTCAGTTTCGGTAACGTCGGTTTCATTGATGTTTTTCATCGTGTTCTCTCAATAAAGTTAAGTGACCGGCCAGCCCTGCTGACCGGTTCAGAGGGTTACAGGCCAATCGCCCTGCGATGCTCCGCCAGACGGTCGACGCCGTCGACTTTCAGCACCATGTTGATGACGTCAATCTCGATGACTTCACGGCCATCGATCGTGAGCTGGTAATAGGCGCACTCGGTCGACATTTTGGTCGTCCCGCTTTCGCCCTGTTTGTTCTCGCCGCCGTCGTACTCTTTGTGACGGCCACGCATCACCACCTCAACGGCAGAAATCGCGCCGGTGTCGTCGCGCTGATAAGAGCCGGTAAAGCGCAGCGGGACGCTGTCAGCACCCGGCGAGGCGTACTGCGCCCACAGTTCAACGTCAGGCAGACCGCCGAGCGTCCACTCAAGCGACAGCGCATCGTCATCGAGACCAAGGTCGACTGATACCGAGCCCGGCATCCCGCCGCCGCGATATTTCTCAAGCTTGCGGGTCAGCTTTGGCAGGGTGACGGATTCCACGACGCCCATGTAGCTCAGGCCGTCGTTGAACATGTTCAGATATTTAAGCTTGCGGGGTAATGCCATGTTCTCAGCTCCTTAGCTGTTGACCGATTCCGACAGGTTCACCAGATAGGTATCGGTGATGCGCTGGCGCAGGGTCAGGTTTTCCAGCGGCGGGACGGGGGTGTAGTCGTAATCGATATACAGTTTTCCGACTTTCAGGGTCGCGGTATCGTTCGACTCCGGGTCGTACCAGCACGCGCCATCGACGATATAGCCGTTAGTTTTCAGCTCGCGGAATTTGGCATTGATACCGGACACGATGTCGCGAATAAGCGTCGGGGTAATGGGTTTATCCATCGCCCACGCGTGCGCCTCCGCCATGGTGTCAGCCAGTACCTGCGCCGTGCGGGTGTAGTTCTCAAACAGGAAAAGCGGGTCATCCGAGCAGGTGCGGTTTCCCCAGAACTTGAAGCCGTCATTGCGAATTAGCGTGGTCACACCGGCCTGATTCAGCAGGTTCGCGTCGGTGGCAGGCTCCTGCAAATCCCACGACACCGAGGCGCTGACGCCGGTGACACCATTCACGCCAACGTTTGACAGGGTTTTATGCCAGCCGACCGTCTGGTCGATTTTGGCGCGCAGACCGAGCGCGCGCGCCGTCGCCCAGGCGGTTGAGGTTTCCTTCGCCGTGGTGTCCCACGCCAGAAAATCAGGGAAGATCACCATCAGCTCGCGCTGGCTGAAATTCTTACGATAGGCGATGGCCTCAGAAATGGTTTTGCAGCCCCACGCGCTGATATACCCAAAGGCGCGCAGGCTCTGACAGGTTGAGGCAAGCGCGGTCGCCACTTCCTGAGAATCCAGCCCCGGCACACCGAGAATGCGCGGCTTAACGCCGGTGACGGTTTTCGCCGTGAGCAGCGCTTTCAGGCCGGTGTATTTGCCGTTCTCGTCGGTCGTCCCGATGATATTGGAAATCGTTTGTTTGCGTGCCGCCTCCGGGTCGTCGGGGTCGTCGACACCTTCGGCCACACGCACGGCCACAATGACCGGTTTGCTCTGGTCAGCGATAGCCTGCAGGGAGGTCGCCAGCGTGCCGGTTTTACCCGCCTTACCGATGGCGCTTTGCACGTTAGTAATGAGCACCGGCTCATTCAGGGGAAAGGTTTTCTCGTCAGCATCGCTGGCCGTGCAGACCATGCCGATGATGGCCGTTGAGACGGTGGAAATAGTGCGAACGCCATCGTTAATCTCGATGACCTCGACGCCGTGATGATAGTCGCTCATCCGTTTAACTCCGTGGTTTGGGGTGCAACCATTTTCTGTTGTGCCCTTTCTCCACGCACTTCATCACCATCCGTCTGTCATTCGCACAACAAACAAAAAGCCCTCCGGATGGAGGGCTCAGGTCATGCGGGTAACTCAGGCCATTCTATCGATGGCGCAGCACTGATATCGAGTCGGTTTAACATCACCCGGTAACGCTTCCAGCGGGTGAGCTCGGTCATCTCTTCCCCGGTGGCTATCCCGAGCTCGTCAGCATCCTGCAACGGCGTGACTCTGGCATTCGCTTCCTTCATCAACACGGATCGCGTTTCTTCTGCCCGCGCGATCAACTCTTCAGCTGACGGTTCAGGAGGAACAGACAGCACTGGTGAACCATATTCATTGGAAGAGATAATTTTTCCAGCTCCCTGACCCTCCAGCAAATATAAATACCATCGCTCTGATATCTCTACCGCATCATCCGGCCAGTTCCCCGCCCCCTTATAATCCTCCAGCAGGGAATAAGGATAGAATCCGTTTGTTTTAGCACTATAAAAAAAACGTTCCGACATATTAATACCCCGTTGCGAACCAGTATGAGCCTGAAGCATCACCTGATAAATTCACTGATGAATTATTAAAACTGGTGATAAACCCCCATGGCCTTTCACCGGCAGAGCCTGCATTCCTGACAATGGTGTTTTGCACGTTCAGACAGGCGTTCGGGAAGGCGACAGGGAATGTCACCGTGGCATTTCCAACCGTAGTGGAAGCGTTCTTACCCCACTGGAAAATCATTCCGGTGTTCGTATCTTTGTACCAGCCATTGACCGCTCTGGATGCCGTACTGATTTTCTGGTACCGGGCGTCACTCTCCGCTTTCGTGTAGGCAAAACCCAGCCGGGCGAATGTGCTTTCAGCCAGTGTTTTAGTATAAAAACGCCCGTCAAAATTCGAATAATTGCCGGGGATAATCTGGCCTTTCATTTCAAGCTGGCCGGTACGGGTGTTGATATAGCCCGTCAGCCCATCGCCTGCCGTCAGCGTGCAGTAAAACCCGATGCCGTACCATGATTTGAGAAGCAGGTTGTTACTGGTGAATCCAGCCGCATCATCACCGCCGTAAATACCGGTAGAGCTTCGAACATTAAGACCCGCCTGGAAGGAAACGTCTTTTTTGAAGGCCCCGCCGTTACTCGCGGATACCGCATCGACATCTGACGCAGTGGGTTTATTCGCCGTGTTATAGACCTGCGTCCACGTAACCGATTTTAAGGCGGTATTCACCATACCGGTGTAGTTCTGGTCACGTGAAATAAGCGTCACCCAGTATTGCCCTGTATAAATCAGGGTCGCAAATACGGCAAAACGGGTATTGCCTGAATTTGCTGGCAACCCTACCGTAGGCGAATCAGCCCCTGCACCCAGCGCCGCATAGATATTGCTTGAGGTGATATCAAAAATGCTGTTTAACAAAGTGCCTGAGTTTGGTAACGCCCCGACCTGCTCCGGTGTCGGCGGGTGCTCTGTGTCGAATACCTGCAGCCAGCTCCCCCACACAGCATTCACCTTCGAACGGTGGTACATCGCAGCATTGACCACACCGGCACGAAATCCGATTTGCTGGCCAGCGTTGACGTCATACTGAAACTGATGAATGTTTGCAGGTGCGCCCGAAACCGGACCATGTATACCCTGTGCATTCATCCGGAAATAGCAGTTGTAGTCAGGCTGATTCGCATCAGTCACACTGGGGCCTGACACCGCACCCAGCCCCATCCACCCCACAGGCACCAGACGGCTGGCCGTCGTATCGGTAACAGAGATTGCGACATCAGCACCTGCAGCGGTACCGAGATTTTTTTTAACTGTACTCAGGTCATCGTTGACCGCCTTCACCGCTTTCGGCGTCGCGCCGAGCGTCTCAGACGTGCTGTCGGTCGCACTGCTCAGTTGGACGATACCCTTTTGCTTTGTGGTGGCGTCCTGCGCCGTATATTTCCCTTTAGCGAGATCATACGCCGTCTTGACGGCTTTCGATGTGGCTGCGACGGTCTCAGACGTGCTGTCGGTCGCACTGCTGAGCTGGACAATCCCCTTTTGCGCCGTGGTCGCGTCCTGAGCCGTGTATTTCCCTTTGGCGAGGTCATACGCCGTCCTGACCGCTTTGGGTGTCGCAGCGAGCACCTCAGACGTGCTGTCGGTCGCACTGCTTAACTGTGTGAAGCCCTTTTCTTTCAGCGTGGCGTCAGGATGGCGGCGCGACTGCTCATGCTCCGCGAGTTTATCGTCGACGTAGTCCTGCGTTGCCATCACCATTGAGGAATCGATCGTCAGTTCGACTGA